AACGCACCTGGCTGGGCCTAAAGACCCCACTACCAAGTACGCTAATGAAGGTCTTTATCGATATGCGGGAAACCGCCCTCTTTGGTGTCTTGACGGCGTTGCCAGATATGAGTGGTGTTCACGTTGAATTGAAGGCCCTGGATCTGGGTGATATCGTTATTACAGCGGATCTGAGTGGTGCCGAGCAGATGGCCGTTTGTTTGGAGCGTAAGTCGGCGGATGACTTGGGCACAAGTCTTACCGATGGACGTTACAGAGAGCAGAGAGCCAGACTCTTGGCGCAACGGGGCACCGGAACCGCTATTGGATATCTGTTGGAGGTCCCAAGCATTCCCGCAAGAGGCTGGTGTCAGGGTAGATTTACAATCCATAACTTACGAACCGCTGTCTCCCGTTTACAATTGAGATATACCATTCCAGTCTTCCAAACATCCTCTGTCCAAGATTCGGCAGCCTATATTGCGTCCTTTGTAAAATCCTTACAGGCGGATCCGATGGTCTTTCGATCAGGCTTGGCAACGACGAAAGCAGCCGCAGCGAATGTGTATACGGAGGCGATTCATGTAAAGAAGGCCGATAACTCGACACCGGATCGAGTCTTTCGATCTCTGCTGCGTGTGGTACCAGGTTTAGGCGCAGTGGCAGTCGAAGCCCTTGCGACACATTGTAAATCATCCTTTCCCGCTTTATACGCATTAACAAAGGAAGAACTCGCAGACGTACCGTTGGGAAAGCGAAAACTGGGCAAGGCGATGGCCGAAAAATTAGACTCTGTCTTTCACTCGTCGGCGCAAAAAATTGAAGAGCGCCCCTCCCTGTAACAAGCAGCATCTTCCTTTCATATAAATGTCAACTGTTTCCGATATTACAACATTCCAAGATACTACTTTCGCAGCGCTTCGCACGTCCTATCCTACATGGGATCTGCTATCCGCTTATTTGAAGACCGAGCTGGGTCTTGTCGTCCGAACGGTCGATGCGCATTACGCTCTGATTCATTACGATAAGACCAAGAGTCGTATGAGTCACAGTCTGGTGCGCACCTTTCGCTCCGTCGTATGGGATACCGAGAAGAATCTACCCGTGAGCGTAACGCCTCCGAAGAGCGTGGACGGCGAACAGGTGCCGGCCTTTTCCGATCCCAGCGAGGTGGACTCTTACACAGTCTCGGAGTTTTACGACGGGACTCTCATTGGTGCCTTTCGCTGTAAGTATGATAACAAGGTGATTCTTCATACTCGAACGCACATGCCTGCGAACAATATCTATTACGGCAAGAAGACCTTTGCCTCCATGGTGGAGGAGGCGGTGTCCATGGATATCCTAGACGCACGAATTGAGAACGGATCCTGTTATGCCTATGTGCTTCAGCATCCGGAAAATCGCATCGTTGTACCCACGATTCGACCGGTTCTAAAACTAGTTCAAACGGCGACCATAAGTGAAGACGGCACCTTGGAGATTCCTCAACCTCCGTCGGATCATGTGCCTCTTACAACGAGTCTTCCCACTGCGTATGAGGTATGGAGAACGGAGGGCGAGGTGGGGCTGAAGAGAGCCTTGCTCGCCAAGATGGTGGGGATAACTGCGACCATGCCCTTTCAAGGAGTCGTCGTGTTGGATAAGCATACCAACACCCGATACAAGATTCGCACGTCTCATTACAATGCGATACGACAAATGCGTGGGGATACGGCGAATCTGGAGTATGTCTGGCTCAATCATTGGAAGGTAGACAAGTTGACGGAGTATCTGCGTATTTATCCCGAGGAGAAGACGGCTGCGAATGCGCTTCTGGAGCAATGGAAGCGATGTAGCAATGAGATCTTTGGCTTCTACAAGGATGTCTTCATCTTCCATACGATCCAGCTGAATCAGGTCCCTCGTAAGTACCGCCCCTTGCTTCACGAGATGCAGGAGATGTACAAGACGGTATTGAAGCCTCAGGGACGTCGTATGACATGGTATGATATTCGGACCTTTCTGAACAATCAGGATGTGCCTAGGATCTTGTTTGTCCTTCATTACAAGGATATTCCTTCTTCTGCGGTAAGTCAGAGATCCACCGTAGAAGTGACGGCCAGTGGAGGGTTCAATATCCGATCCGGCGACTATCTGCCGACGCCCACCCCAACTCCCGTGACCAGTTTCCCTTCCCCTACACCTATTACCAGTTATGCGGCAATCGCAAGACGAGGCATCGAGGAGTTTCCTGCGTCGAACGCAGGACTTGCCGTCGAAATGACTCACAATGACTTTGATTAGATTGATATACCAATATAATAAAAACACAATAAAAACACAATAAAAACACAATAAAAACACAATAAAAACAATAAAAAGACTACAATTTTTCTACATATGCCAGTGTCTAGGTACCATTCGTATTTCAGCCTTGTGTGTTTCAGACCATATGTACGGTTGCTTACCTTTCAAATATTTTTCACAATAATTGGGGCCATAAGATTCAACGACACTTCCTTCAACGACGAGATCATCAGTGAGAAAATTGGGTGTTTCAAAATGAAAGTAATGTACAACCGAATCAGACACCAACTGTTTGATAGTAGGATATGTCTTACTCGCTCTTTCGGCGGAGAGCCATAGATCAGGACCAATTTGGATCTTATGTAAAGGACTGAGTTGAATGTCTTTCTTGGGATATCCTGGTCGAAAGGTATGCGCAGGAATCAGATAGGGTGCTTTATGTCCATTGGCCGATGTAATGCTCTTATACACTTTCACAACAACAGACCGTCCATCGGGCGTCGAGATATGGTCGCCGGATTTTACAGTTTCAACGGGCACATCGCTTCGTGAGGTGCGAATGAGTTGACCGGCGGGAATACAAGGAATATTGCCAATATCAACAGTGGTGGTGGGACTTCCTGTGGTTGTATCTGTCAGTCTGACACGGAGTGAATTTATATTGGGGGGATTCGGTCCTCCAGTGAAGTAAGTCCAAGGAAAGAGGGGTGGTATATTTAATGTGAGATATGTGGGTAAAGAATAGAAGACTCCTGTGCCATTTTGCTGATAGGACAGATCATAAATATCACCAGGTCCACCGCCTGGTGTTGAATAGGCTGTCAGTGTTATTGTTAGACCCGTCACATCAGCAATTGCTGTAAAGAGAGGGCCGGTTGACATCTTCTCTACCTGTTCGTTTTATTTTCATACAAGAAACACACCGTAACAGGAGAACGAAATGTGTGGCATTTGGTGTTATGTTAACGGGAAGGGTGCCACTCCTACAGCAGAGACGTGTAAGGAATGTGTAGCGCAGTTGGAAGCAAGGGGGCCGGAATTTACGGCCATCCGACCCGACGACGCCATCATCCTGGGATTTACCCGGCTCGCCATCAATGGACTGACACCGCTTGGACATCAGCCGTTTGTAGACAACAACACTTCGCTTGTCTGTAACGGGGAGATTTACAATCATAGGGAATTGGCGGCACGCCATAAGATCACTGTAGCCGAAGGAACGAGCGACTGTTTCGTGATCTTACAACTGCTGAAAAAACTACCCATTCAAGACGTGTGTAGGACCTTGGACGGGGTCTTTGCGTTCGTACATTATGATAAGGCGGCGAACGAAGTTCTGGTCGCTCGGGATCCCTATGGTGTGAGGCCCCTGTTCGAAGCCGTCACGAACGACGGAGCCCGTGTCTTCGCCTCGGAACTCAAGGGATTCAAAGGCCTAAACCTACAATCGGTGGCCCCTTTCCCCCCTGGAACTTACAAACGATTCAACGCATTAACAGGAGACTGTTTGGACAGCCAGAGATATCATGTAGTACCACATACCAAGATTGCTGTGTTTTCGGCAACAGCCGTAAAAGGTCGTGTAGACGCAAAGGCCGCTCTAAGAACAGCCCTTATACAGGCCGTTCATAAACGTCTGGACTGCGAACGTCCTATTGGAGCCCTCTTGAGTGGGGGATTGGACAGCAGTCTGATTGCGAGTATTGCAGCAAGGTATCTCAAGGCGAAGGGACAGATTCTTCACACCTTCAGTATCGGAATGGAGGGATCGACAGATCTTGTGTTTGCGAAGAAGGTCGCTGCACACATTGGCTCCACGCACCATGAGATCGTCAAGACAAGAGAGGAGTTCTTGGCCATTATACCGGAAGTCATAAAGGTAGCAGAGACCTATGATATTACCAGCGTACGAGCGACTGCTGGAAACTACTTAGTCGGCAAATACATTAAAGAGAATACAGACATTAAGGTCGTCTTGAACGGCGACGGATCGGATGAGGTAGGAGGAGGGTATCTGTATTTTTACAAGGCACCGAGTGATGAGGAGTTTGAAGCGGAGACAGAGCGACTTCTCGAAGACATTCACCTGTATGATGTGCTGCGCTCAGATCGAGGCATGGCGGCGAATGGCTTGGAGGCAAGGACGCCCTTCTTGGACAAATCGGTTGTTGCTACATGGAAGTCGATGGATACGTTATTTCGTAGACCGAGCAAGGGATCTCCTGACGGACGAGGAGTGGCGATGGAAAAGTACATTTTGAGGCAGGCCTTTGAAGAGGGCAATTACCTTCCCTATGATGTCTTGTACAGGAAGAAGGAGGCCTTTAGCGATGGTGTCAGTTCAGCGGAGACAAAGTGGTACGAGGTTCCAGAGGATCCAACAGTGGATGTAGGGACTATGATTGACACTCACAACCCTCCGAAGACACAGGAAGCATACAGATACAGACAGCGGTTCAATGAAGTCTATGGCGATGCGATGGCGACGGTCATACCGAGGATGTGGATGCCGAGATGGATTACGGGGGCGACGGACCCGAGTGCCAGGACACTGACGGGAATTTATCATCCTTGAAATACTGGGTCTCAAAATTAGTCGTCATTATAATTTCTTTACTTGTTTCTATGAAACACGAAAAGATATTTATGGTTCAAGAACATACAAGGCGTCCCCCCAGCCATGAGGGGTCATCATTGTATACACTCGTTTGAACTTGTATTTTGCCAAGAAGGTATCTATTTCACCTACAAGTCCACATCCCTTATACAATTCTTTTTCATTTACTTCTAATATCATAGCCTTTGCGAATTTTATCGATTCGATGGCTCCACGAAGTGCTATAAGTTCGGCTCCTTGAATATCAAAGTTCCACAAATTATGCTTTGATATATCAAGGCTATTGCGCTTCACAAAGGTGTCGAGTGTAATACTCTTTTGACGCAAGGTATTTACATAATGAACCCACGGATGTTCCGTGGAATGCGTGCCGAATTCAAGAATACTGGATGATTGAACATTGTTCGATACATGAAAGTCTACATCCTCATCGTCCTTATCTGTGACTACAGCATGATAAAGATTAGGAATACCACGTGCTTTCGCCTCTGAGATCTTTGCTGGAATCGCATCCATCCATATTACATCATTGTTCGTAACTCCCATTTTGTTATAAAATGGCAGTTCTTCACATTCGTGCGCACCTAGGTGAAGCACTCCTGTAATGTTAATCTTGTATTGATTTAATTTGGCTTGAATCGTTTCAAAAGGAATCAACATCTTTATATGAATCAATACAGGTGTGTTTAGATGGCTTTGGTACATTGAATCTTCGGGTCCCCTTTCTTCAAGGAGTTCAATGGCTTTGGTGCATTGAATCTACTGAAACAGAGCCTTTCATGGGGGCCCTTCGGGCCCCCATCAAGTGCTCTCTTCAAGGAGTTCAATGGCTTAAGTCAAAACAATCCTACAAGAATAGATGGCAGCCACCCCTGCAAACAGTCTCACGCTCGTGAGCACCGGCCTTGCCGATAGCCGATTACAACCACCCAAGGGACGTCCCGATATCAATCAATTCGTAAAAGTCCTACACAAAACGACACGGTACGCAGCGCAGTGGAATCAGGTAGAGTTCGACGGTTCGGTGGAATTTGGACAGCGGGTGAGTGTCACAATTCCAAGAATCGGCGAACTTGTCAGCGGTCTCATGATTGTCGTCGAAATGCCGGATATTTACACGCTACAATTGGCGGCGATTAAAGCAGCGGGCGGCACGAGTCTTACAAACCGAGGAAACTTTTTGGGACCGCTGTTTGGATGGACAAACTCACTGGGGCACGCCTTAATCGATACAATTCAATTGGAAATAGGAGGCGCCATCGTCGAAACACTGGATGGACGACTGTTGGAGATGCTGGACGAGTTGTACGAAACCTTGGAATCCACGCAGGCGAAGAATGCGATGATTAAACGACAGGCGAATGGATTCACAAATACGACCTTTTTGACACCGACAAACACCAAGGTCCATATACCGATTCCCTTTTGGTTTAGCCGACCCGGTGTCTATTCGCATGCGCTGCCGATCGACGCACTATCCTCTGAATTGGTGCGTGTTCACGTTACCTTTCGCCCTATATCGCAACTCTATTATACAGAGGCAAGGCCTACGGCAACAACGGCTCCGCCCCTATATACAGGCGCCATGTTGCCTCTTACAGGCGCTCAGTGGTGGCAATCGAATGCGGCCTCCCCAATTACCGTGAGTCAATTATCCGCATCACAAGGTACACGAGGTACACAGGCGTCGATCATACCTGGGCTCCAATTTCCACTGAGATTTTCACCAACGGCGGCCTATGCGATGATTGAATACATTTCCCTGGATGTCTATGAGGCTCAGGCCTTTCGTTCTTCCGAATTAACCTACCAAGTCGAACAACATCAAGCAGTGGCACCTCAACCCACGTTGGGACAGCAAGAGGTTCGGTTCGAAGTTCCTTACGTGAATCCGGTCAAGGAACTGTTGTGGGTCTTTCAGAGGCCTGAGGCACAGACGTATAATGCGTGGTTTCTCTTTACACAGGATTTAGGACCTTATATAACACCCTATGCGACGGTCAATCCGTGTGCCATTCCTTGGTGGCCCGATGCTGTACTAACGACAACGGAAGCGAATCGGTATCATGTCTTACCTGGATTCAGGAATTCGCTGAGCGAGCCCTTAGCAGCGGCAACCTTGTTGTACAATACGTTTGAGCGGTTTGTACATGATGGAGGGTCCTTCTTTCGAGGGATTGTACCGGCGTTATACTATACCAAATCGGCGGTTATTAATCGGTATATTTATGCGTATGCTTTCGGCAAGAAGATGGGTCGGTTGACGTATGGACCCAGTGGCGCAGCGAATTGGGACAAGTTAACGCACAAGGAAATATATATGACCTTGGCAAAAAATCGTACAGGATCCGCAACACCCAATTTGAATCTGTATGCTTACATCACGAATTGGAATGTCTTTAAGGTGTTTGGAGGTCGAGGGGGGATGTTGTTTAGTAATTAGACACGTGAACATTAAAAATGCGCACCAGAGGTGCGCATTTTTACGTTCACACTGTCTTAAGGGCGCCCTGAATCTATTAATACAAGCCTTTAATGG